GAACACGGCGACATCATCCACTGGGCACAGGCCCCGCTGGACAAGGCCGCCGAGAGCGTCGTGCGCCAGTCGATGGGACAAGGGTTCCTGATCCGTGCGCCGAAGGGCGACGACAACGCGGACGCCACACCATTCGAAGCGATCGCGCTGGCCGTCGATGCACTGCCCGACCGGCCAACCGGAACTGTCACCGCCGACGCCGTTATCGAGTTCAACTAGGAGCCCCCCATGACCACGAGCACCCAGTCGCCCATCCGCCTCGACTGCTCACAAACCCTCATCGTCGTCAACTGCATCGAGCACGATTGGTGGCGCGCTGCTCGCTTCCACAAGGACGACGCATGGGACGCCGCATGCGGCCACGAGGAGCGTGAGCACTCCGGCGACTACCGACAGCGCAACGCCCGCGCGCACCGCGTCGAGAGGGCGCGACACGCCGCGCATTCGTGAGATGTCACAAACTTCCGGAACCTCGAAGACGTGGGACTCTTTGGACGAAGCAAGATCGGTGCGGCGTACGACACGTACACCAAGGGGCCGGTCGCCACGCTCGCTGTCGCGTCGCCGTGGGCACCGACTGACGCGCTGACGCAGTTCACGGTTGACCAGCTATTCAAGGACGCGGCCACCAACGCCGACACCCCGATCAATCGCGACATCGCACTGCGCGTGCCCGGCGTGAAGCGGGCACACGGTATCCACGTCCGCCAGTTCGCCGGCATCCCGTTCTACCTCATGGACGACGACACCCGCGTGGATGAGCAGCCGTACTGGCTCACGTCGTCGCGCAGCGGCGTCTCCCCGTACCACCGGATGCACGGCCTCGGCTCCGATTTTTTCTTCCAAGGGTGGGGATGCCTCAGCTTCGACCGCGACCCGCGCGACCCGCGCGCCGACTGCCTGCACGTCCCGTTCGGGGCGTGGGGCGTGGACACCAACACCGGTGCGCTCTGGGTCGATGAGCGGGTGGTCCCGTCCACGTACGCCCAGTACCCGGTCGCGATCAGCGTCGGGTACGGCGACAACGGCCTGCTGACAGACGGCATTGAGACGTTGCGTGAGGCCCGCAAGATCGAAGCCGCGTACATGGACCGGCTCGACAACCCGATCCCGCTGACCGTGCTCGGCATCCCCGATGACGTGTGGCAGGGCTGGACGCCCGAGGAACGACGCGCCTACCGCGACCAGTGGGCCGAAGGGCGCAAGGCCGGTGGCGTCGCGAGCAAGCCGGCTACCTGGCCGGTCGATATGCCGGGCACGGTGCAGACCGACCTGTACGAGTCGGGCCGCAACGCCGTCCGCCTCGACATCGCCAACCACACTGGCACCCCGGCGAGCCTGCTCGAAGGCGTCAGCCAAGGCGGCTCGGGCGGCTCGCAAATCAACTACACCGGCGTCGCGAACGGCATCACCCGCAACGAGCTGTGGGACCTCGGCAACGCGAAGGCGTTCACGCTCGCGTTCGAAGCGCGCATGTCCCTCGATGACATCTGCGATCCCGGCCTCTCGATCCGAGGCGACCTCACCAGCATGTTCGCTCTGCCCGAGCCGAACACCAACCCCACAAGCGAGGACTAACACATGGACACCGTCATCATCGACGCCGGCACGCTCGACTTCTCCGGCGAAGACCTCACCGCCACCGGGCTACTGATCCCGTTCGGCGTGCCCGCCCGCAGCAACCTCGGCACCTTCACGTTCTCGGCCGGCGACATCGCGATCCCGACCGACACGACCGGCATGAGCCTCAACATCGAGCACAAGCGAGAGCAGCCCGTCGCTGCGTTCTCACGAGTATGGGAGCAGCCCGAGGGCGTGTACTCGACGTTCAAGTTCGCGAACACGCCCACGGGCCGCAAGGCCTACCAGGATGCCAAGGCCGGCAAGCGCAAGCACCTATCGGGCGAGGTCGCCAACGTCCACATCAAGGACGGCAAAGCACTGCCCGGCGCGGTCCTGTTCGCCGGTGCCGTCGTAGAGCGGCCGGCGTTCGAGGGCGCGACGCTGCTCGCCGCCGAAGACACCGAGACCAGCTACCGAGACGAGTACGAGTACACCGACGAGAACGGCGTCACCTGGCGTCGCGTCGAGGAAGCAACGCCGACGACCTCGGACGACGGCAAGACCACCACCACCGAATCCACCGTAACCACCACCACAGAAGACCAGACCGAAGACGACGCCGACGCGGCAGAGTCCGACGACCAGGAGGAAGAAACCATCATGACCGCATCCGCCCGCGGCGCTGTCAAGCCCGTCCCGTCCACGCTGCTCGCCGGTGCACCCACCGGCCAGGCACCCACCGAGGAACCGGCCGTGGACCTCGGCACCGTGTTCGCCAACATGGCGCTGCTCAAGAGTGCCAAGGGAGCCAAGAGCGACCCGCTCGTGGCCGACGCCGAGACCCTGCTCGCCGCGCTCTCCGACATCACCGTGGAGAAAGCCGGTGGCCTCACCGGTGCCAACTCCGGCATCCTCCAGCCCGCGTGGGTCGGCCGGCTCTGGCAAGGTCGCCGCTACCAGCGCAAGTACCTCGACCTGCTCACCCACCTATTCGGCGGCATCCAGCTCGGCGGACGCAAGGGGTTCAAGCTCGACCAGGGCAACGCGCTCGTCACGAAGTGGAACGGCAACAAGTCCGACATCGGCTCGGGCACCGCATCCACGTCGTTGACCTCCAGCACCCGGCAGGCGTACGGTTTCGCCGCCGATGTCGCCCGCGAGTGGTACGACCTCGAAGGCGGAGCCGAAGTACTCCAGGCGTTCTTCGAAGGCGTCGTGGACTCGTACGCGAAGGTCACCGACCAGGACGCACTGACCGCGATCTTCACCGCAGCGTCGAAGAACGCCGCCGCGCTCGACCGCCTCGTCGCACCGGACACCTACCCGAGCGTGGACGGGCACGACTACGAGGGCGCGATGGGCATGGTCATCCAGGGCATCGAAGCGATCTACGACGCCGACGACGAAGCGACCTTCTCGATCGTCAACCCGACCGCGTGGAAGGACCTGCTCTATACGCCCAAGGACCTCGTGCCCGAGTACGTCTCGTTCGGCATCGGTGCCGGCACCGGCGACGCGAACGCGGACGGCAAGGTCAGGATCGTCAAGGCCCCGCAATCGTTCTTCACAGGCACCGACGCGACAGCGCCCCAGGTCATCGTCGGCGCGAAGCCGGCTATCGAGTTCCGCGAGCAGGGCCAGACCCCGATCCAGCTCGACGCGCTCGACATCGCCAAGGGCGGTGTGGACAACGCCGTCATCGGCTACCTCGAGACGTTCGTCGTCCGCCCCGAATCGCTCGTGCTCATCGGCACCAAGAGCGCCTGATCCGGGCAGCGGGAGCGAACGCAATGAGCACCAGCACCTGGCTCACCTGTGACACGGCCGAGGCGCAAGAGCGCCTGACCGGGCTATGGGAAGACGCACCCATCGAGAACCTGGAACTCACCGGGATGCTGCTCGACGTGGCGCAGGAGCAGGTACTCACGTTCGCTCCCACCCCGCCCGAGGGTGCGGACTGGACCAACACCCCGCCGGCACGCCTCGTGCTCGCACAGCTCCAGCAGGCGATCAACCTCTGGAACGCCGGCCGCGCCACACCCGAGGTCGGACCCGAGGGATTCAGCTTCACACCCCGGCCGCTCGACAAGACAATCCGCACCATCATCCGACCGCAGGACGGGAAGCCCGATGCCTTCTGAGACACGACTTGACACCGTGCGGGCGACCCTCGTGGCCGCGATCAAGCCCGCTCTGCCGAAGGGCTGGAAGGTTGTCGAGCACCTGAAAGACCCGGCCGCGAAGCAGCTCACGCCGATTGTCTACACCGAGTTCACCGGCATCAGCAGCGAGCACAACGGGCAAGCGGTCCCGCCCGGCATCGCGTTCTGCGACTTCGACCTATCCGTCACCGTCGCATCCACCGACGACCGGAAGGGCGAAGACGACGTAGACGCCGCCGTGCTCGACCTCATCCTCGCCGTGGACGCAGCCCCGGACATGGCTTGGGAGAGCGCGAAGAAACAACGTCTCGACACCGGTCAACTGCTCTGGCGGCTGACCCTCTCCGTCATCACCCACACCAACTAAGGAGAACCACCCATGCCTGACCCGATCGCAGTCAAGCCGTACATCTTCAAGCGGCCCACGCTCGACATCACCGACAACAGCGGTGCCGAGCCCGTCTCGCTCGGCAGCTTCGAGTCGCACATCTCGAAGGCCACCGTTGACCCCAACGTCAGCATCGTCACCTGGACCGGTGGCACGCCGCAGTCGGTCTTCAAGGACATCACCACCCCGGACTGGTCGTGCGCGCTCGACCTCGCGCAGGACATCAGCACGGCCGGTGCCCTCTGGGACGTGCTCAACTCCAACGTGGGGAAGGTGCTGCACTTCACGCTCAGCCCGAACTCGCTCGACACCGCAGCGGCATCCGCCGAGTTCGACGTGATCGCCGTGCCCGCGAACTTCGGTGGCACGGTCGGCGCAGTCTCCACGTCGTCGGTCACGCTGCCCGTCCTCGGACAGCCGGACTTCGGCGCAGCGTAAATGCCCGGCCAGATCAGTCTGCTGATCGACTCCCCGCTCCGCGAGCTGCTGCTCCGGTTGCGGGGAGTCGATGCCGACGCGCGCAAGCAGGCGACCGCCGCAGCGCGCCGCGAGGCCGGCCCGATCTGGCAGGAGGAGCTGCACGGCCGTGCGGCCACACGACTTCAGAAGCGCGTGCTGGTAGACAGCGGCCGCGACACCGTCAGCGCCCGCAACGTCCAGCTCAAGGCGGCGACCGCTGGGCGACTCAGCTCGGGCACGCCCGTCTCGGCCCTTGCGGCTGCTACTGAGTTCGGCATGTCGCCCGGCGCGCTCATCGCCACACACAGCCCGAAGGGCACAGCGTTCGCGCGTCGCGCCGGCAGCACCTTCGGCGGACGCACCAAGGCCGGCAAGGTCGTGTACCCGGCGAAGGACGAAGCGATCCCGCGTATCACGTCGCTCGTCATCCAGACCGTCACCCGTTCACTGCTCGACGCACTCAACCCGAGGGGGTAACCACATGGCATCCAAAGGCTATGTAATCTCCGTCGCCACCGACTCGCGCCTGTTCGAGCAGGGCGTCCGCATGGGCATCATCAAGCCCGCCGAGGAAGCCGACGACGCCCTCACCGACCTCGGCAAGAACCAAGGTCTGGGCAAGCTCGCTGACGAGCTGAAGGGCGCACAGCGCGCCACCGACAAGCTAGGCGACGAAGCACGCGACGCCGCCCGGCAGATGCAAGACGACTACCGCAAGACCGCGCGCGCCGCCCGCGACGCCGCCGACGACAGCAGTAAGGGCTGGCACAACTCCACCAAGAAGACCGCCGACGAGACCAGCGAGTCCATGCGGACCGTGAAGCAAGAAGCTTTGCAGAACGCGAGTGAGACGTTCTCCAGCTTCGACGGTTCGGCGTCGTCATTCCTTGACGGCATCCAGGGGACCTTCGGTGGCGTCATCGCAGACCTCGGCCCGCTCGGGCTCGCGCTCGGCGCAGCCGGTGCCGCAGGAATCGGGTTCATCAGCTCCGCTCTGGAGGGCGCGGCCGAGAAAGAGCAGCAGTTCAAACAGCGTGTGGGTGAGCTTGCGCAGGAGTTGATCGACGCTGGCAACACCGGCGAGAAATCAGTTGATCAGATCGTGGAGAAGCTGCAAGAGCTGGCGACCACCGGCGACGATGCCGGCGTCACCCTCAATAAGCTCTCCGATCTGGCCGACGCCTCGGGCACCGACTTCTCGTCGCTCGCGCGCGCATACGCAGGCAACACGAATGCGCTCAAGGAACAGTGGCGCGAGACCCAACGGAACATCGACGCCCTCACCGATCAGCGCGACGCGGTGCTCGCGTCGAACGACGCAGACAAGAGCGCGGCCGTCGAGATCAACAACAAGCTGAAGGCCGCGAAGGAACTCCAGGGGTACATCGGCCAGTCGATCGGTGTCGCGAAGGAGGCGGCAGAAGAACAGCGCAACTACGCCCGCGCGGGCGGTCCCGAGATGGAAGCTAAGCGCGAGCTGATCCAGAACGTCAATGACGCGTACGACGACGCGGCCGGCTCGGTCGATGACTACGTGAACGCCGAGTCCGGCGTCTTCGACACTGACAAATACATCACGGCGATGCAGGCCAAGGAGCAGTCGCTACGCGACTACCAGAAAAACCTGGCCAGCTTCGAGGGCTCGGCCGGTCCCGAGGCGACGGCGTACCTCGAATCGCTCGGCACCGAGCAAGCGGCGACGCTGCTCGGTGCCTATCAGAAGGCGTCCACCGATCAGCAGGCGCAGCTCGCTCAGATATGGGCCGAGGCCGGCAAGCAGAACAGCGCCGGCTACATGACCAACCTGAAGGCCGGCCTTCCCGCCACCGGCGCCGGGCCGGACATCGTGGCCAAGTGGAAGGTTGACGACTCGGCGCTGAAGCGCGCTATCGCGGCGCAGACGAACGTGGAGATTCCCGTGACGGTCGTCGGGTATCACAACGGGGCGAGGGTTTGGTAATGGCCACGATCACGGATGGTACGACGGTCATCACGCCGGAGCTCGTGCTCGGCTACGAGACGACGCAGGCGTCGCGGAACATCGTGCACGAGGTTCTCGGCCGTCCGGACCCGGACGTGACACTCGCGCCGGCGGGCACCCGTTCGGGCACGCTCTCGCTGTTCTTCCTGACCGAGGCCGACGCCGAGGCGGCGCGCGTGCTTCACACCGCAGCATCGACGTTCACGCTGACCGACGCCGACCGGCCCGCTATGGGCATGGTGTACGTCACGGCCGGGGCGATCACGGTCACGCTGGACGATCAGACTCGCGAGCGGTGGACGGTCGCCGTCGAGTACCGCGAGGTTCTCCCATGACGATCGCAGCGACTGGCATCGCCGCGTCGATCACGATCGACGGGCAGGTGCATCCCCTGGCACCCACCACGGCGCAGCCGACTCTCGATGAAGGGTGGAGCCCGTACGCGCAATGCGACCTGACAATCGCGCTGCCGTCACAAGCCGTGTTCGACGCGCTCGACCCGCGCACCTCGCCGCGCCCGCGCGTGGCGCTCGTGCTGAACCGGGACGTGGCACCGTTCGATGTGTCGCAGTCCCGCACCTTCGACCTGCTCGTGCAAGACCGCACCCTCGACCACGTAGACGCGACCGTGACCCTCGCGCTCGCGTCTGACGAAGCTCTGCTGCAAGACGACGCACTGATCGCTACTGAGCCCGACACGTCCGCTCTGACCATGCAAGACAGCGTGCGGCGACTCGTGAACGATTACGTGCTCGCGCCAATCGGTGCCGAGCTAGAGGCGGGCGACGCCGATGCGGATTTCACGACGCTGACGGCCGCGACGAACCTCATGGTGAATCCCAGCTTCGAGACCACGACGAGCGGCTGGGCGTCGGGCGG